TTTTAAAATTTTATTGCATCTAAATCTGATTATATCTCATCTAAATTATACCTTGCATCTCATTCATCTCATATCATAACATAGAATCACATCTTTTAATCATTTTTTTTACCTTTACCTTTTAATAAGTATAAATTATAGCTTATCTACCTTACCCCATTTCTGAATTGCTGTCTGATAGTCAGCCATCGGAGTTCCATCGATAGCCTGCCTCATCGCCCTCACACCAGATCCTGTACCACCAGGGTGCCCGTGAATTGCACCACCGCAATTAGCCATCCACTCATTTCCAATCTTAGTACGCAATGCATCTACAAGCCCAGGATGCATTCCGCAGCTCAGTGCAGGAAGAGTGCCACCATTACGTAGAGTATCTAATGCATCTAATAGCATCTTTTCATCATCTGAGCTATAGCCGCCAATCATTCCAGCGTGAATAAAATCGGCACCTGACCAAGTAGCAATCTTACATATGACATTCCACGCGATATGGTATCTATGAGATGAATCTGTTAGAATCTTATCACCACTCTTCTGAAAGTGAACAAACACAGGCAGATTCAGTTCACGAATCTTCTTGTAGATTCCAAAGCCGCTCCAGAAATTCACGTGAACTCCGTTGCCGCCATACTTATGAACAAGCTTTACACGATCCAGAACAGTATCTGCATCACCGTTAATACAGAAACAGTATACAACAGGCTTGTCCTTAAGATACTCCATCATAAAGGGCACGCGCTCCTCAAGCGGGCAAATTGCTGGATTAGCCATAATCTCATCCTCCTTGATGAAATTTACACCATTCTCGACAAGCTCCTTTGTAATCTCAAGAAGAGTCTCCTTTGTAATCCCTACCTTAGGCTTAACAATGCCACCTAGGAGAGGCTTATCAAATACCTTGGTAAATTCACGAATACCCTTGATGCCGAACTTGGGACCCAAAAAGTTAGCAGCCAAAACACTTGCAGGCAACTTCAGATCAATTAGCTGGCACTTCAAGATCGTATTAATATCAAGCTGACCTCCCATCACGTGGCAAAGAAGCTGAGATACACCGTCATTCTTAATATCAATATTAGCCATAGGATATGCAATCTCTACAGTACCCGCCTTCTGCTGTTTTAGAGTCTCTTCAGATCCCATAATCTTACAGGCGTGATTTTCAAAAAGCTCTTCTGTCTCCCAGCTATTTCTTACGCTAGGATTGCCTACACTCTGCCCTACTGCAATATTCCAAGCGGCGTCTGCCAGCGATACAGAGGATTCCAAGTAATACGTAGCCATAAAATACTTCTCACTATCTACTGTCTCCCGATACAGCATATAATCGATGTCAGTATAAAATCTTTAGATAGAAATATTAGTTAAAATATATCATAGCATCTTTTTCCATATAGTCGCAGCATACACCGCATCCTAGTCTCGCAAGCTCAGTAAAATTATATACTTTAGGGGCCCTCTCAGGCATAACAATAATGCTATTCTTAAGAGCAGGCTTGCCAACATAACACCAAATATCACTTTTTGATGTTAATACATAATCTTCTTCTGTATGATAAAAGAAACGTAAGGTTGGATATTCTACTGTCATTTGTTCTAATGTACTTGCATCTTTACAATGAATCCAAAGACCTTCTTTTTTTATAAAGGATTTATCAATCAAGTATTCGGGTCCATCGTGTCCTAACCAAAATTCATTCCCTCGTATCCATAGATCTATTTCTACCTCATACCCAGAATTCAATGCATTCTGAATTCCAACTGGGTTATTCTCACACGAACCAGGGCCTGACATATTACCACGATGAAGTATCCAACGCATAAAGAATATATCTATGTCTATTTTAGATGTCCTTCAATATTGTTATTTCTCTAGCTGGAAAGAGTGAAAGGTTTTTTAAGAATGGATTTTCAAAGCCAAAGTACTATCTTCCAATGCACGGTGGTAAGTCTATGATTGAAATGGCTATTGATACCCTACAGATCCCTGGAACGCTCTATCTTATCCTGCAAAGAGAGCACTGTGAGAAGTACCAAATTGATACTTTCTTAAAGGAAAAATATCCCACTGCAGTATTTTGCTACTTAGATGAGTATACTGAAGGATCTGCAGAATCTTGTTATCTAGCAACCAAACAGTACATTGATAATGACACACCACTCGTCATTTCAAATTGTGATCAAACTCTTGAGTGGGACAGTACTGATTTTATCAATAAAACACTTGATCCGTCATCTGCTGGGTGTCTACTTACTTTTTATGCAAATACCACTAAGAATAGCTATGCTGCAATTGATGAAACAACCAATAAGGTAGTTAAGGTTGCTGAAAAGGAAGTAATCAGTACTCATTCTCTTGTTGGTGTTCACTCGTGGAAACGTGGATCTGATTTCTGCAGATCATTTGAACACATTAAGCAACACAATATTCGTGCAAATAATGAGTATTATGTATCAATTACATACAATTATCTGATTGAACAGGGTCTACCGATTTATATTCTACCTTTGAAAGAGAAATCTGAGAAGTATTGGTCAGTTGGTACACCTGAACAGTATTACGACTATCTACAACATAAGTTTGGGAGTGTAAAGACATCTAATATTAACACTATGACTCGAGGATGGTTTATTGGTGATTTTACACCATCAGTCTTACGAACTACGCAATTTGAAGTCGGTCTAATGTCTCATAAGAAAGGTGAACAATATGCACCGCATATACATAATGAACTTGATGAATACAATGTACTTATCTCAGGAAAAATGATGATTAATAATGAATTACTTGAAGAGGGAAGTATATTTATCATTAAAAAGGGAATGCTAACCAGATCTGAATTTTTTGAAGATTGCAAGATTATTTGTGTAAAGCAACCAAGCATTCCTTCTGACAAAACTTGCTACTAGACATAAAGGTTTAATTGTCAGATATAAAAAGAATGAATAGGGAATTCTGTGTAATATGTAATGCGAAACAATTAGAAACGTTTTACATATTAAAACAATATCCGGTTGCTTTTTCACCCCCAACCTTGTCATTTGAAAATGATCAGCTTGGAGACTTTAAGGTTGGAGGTTGTCTAGTCTGTGGTTGCGCTCAACTTCAAACATTAACCGATCCTGTAATTCTATATGAAAATGCTCACAATTTAACATTTGATACGCCATCCTGGAAGCTTCATCACGAATCATTCGCTTCATATATTCTTAGTAGTACAGATACAACTTCTTTCTTAGAAGTTGGTGGCGTATCAGGCGTTCTTGTGAGACATATACTACCAAATAGATCCGTAAAGTATACGATCCTTGATTTATGCCCTGATAATCCTAATATTGATGGTGTCAAGTTTATTGTAGGAAATTGTGAAGAATTTGATTATACTGGGCACTCTACACTCATTTTATCTCACGTATTTGAACACTTATATGAGCCTATTCGATTTATTAATAAGATAAAAGAATATGATGTTCAAGATGTTTTTATTTCAATTCCTAATATGCAACATCAATTAGATACTGGAAACATTCGCCCTCTGCATTGTGAGCATACCTATTTCTGTAATGACTACTTTATAAAGTATCTATTCTCAACTGGTGGATACAGGTGCCATTCATTTTTCTATTTTAAGAATCATTCTATCTTTTACCATTTTAAAAAGGATGAATTTCAAATGACTTTAGAAAATCAATCTGAGACACTATCTGCATTTAAGAGTATGGTAAACTCAATTGAAACTCGAATTAAATCAATTGTAATAACAACGCCTTCGTTTATAGCACCCGCTGGGCACTATGGGCAAATGTTGTATTACTATCTGAAGGACTATAAGGATAAAATTATTGGATTTTTGGACAATGATCCATCTAAGATTGGAAGGCGCGTCTATGGATGCGATAAATCTGTTATGAAACCGGCTGTACTCAAAGAATACGATGGTGTGCCTATTACTATCATTATCTACGCTGGGCCTTATCTCGAGGAAATCAAAGAACAGTATATGAAACTTCACAGTCAAATTATATTTATTAGTGTCTAAAGTATCTATTACATTTATACTCTATATGAGATACGCTGTTTGTTTTCGTGGTATAAGCTATTTAGAAGATTATCATTATGTTGATAATCTTCCAAATTATACAGTTGACTTCTCAGTCTCACTTCCTAATCTACAAAAGATGGTTATTGAACCTGCAAAAGAAAAGGGTCATACAGTTGATTTCTTTTTTAGCACATACCCTTCAAGTAAACTAGAGTATTTCAAATCTGAGCTTTCGCCTTTAGCAATTACCCTATCTGAATATAAACAAACTGCCGCAGGGACTCCTAACTTAGTGTATAAAGGTGTACTTGAATCACTGCAAATGTTAATTAAACAGCAAGAAAGGGGATCATTTACCTATGATTATGTAATGATTTCAAGGTTTGATATGGTCCTATTTGAGAAACTAACTGATATCTATTTACCTGAAAATGCAATGTCAGTAATCAGTCCAGGGGATGATGGTTGTTTTTTGATAAGTGGAAATCTGATTAATGATCTATATTCTCACTATATCGAACTACAAGCAAACAATGTATCAAATCATCAATTTGCGATTCGCTTCAAACAAAAAGGATTCCGTGTTCATCAACTATACCCTACGATTATAGATCAATACAAGTATCCTTTCTATAAGGCTACGCGCCATTTTATAAAGGGCAATCCCCACTATGTGTGTGAATATAATGATCATTTTAATCCAGATAGTCAAAACTATATTTATCACTATAAGATCTTTACAGAGTTTCATTCGCTTTGAATGGTCTAAACCATTTTATAGACTACTAGTAAATGAAGGTTGCAATTGTAATCTGCGGACAACCTAGATTCTTTGAGGGACCTACCTATGAATCCTATAAGAAATACCTTTTAGACAAATATGAGTGCGATATCTATGCACACTTCTGGTTCACAGATGACCCTACTGCAAAATTTATAACAGCCCCCTGGTCAGGTCTTGGGACAATGTCATTTCCTCCAGATACAATTGATCGATTTTCTAAACTGTATTCACCAAAAAAACTAGCCTATGACCCGCCACTCGAGTATACCGTACCCGATGATAATATTGATTCTAGACTACCGCGACAATATATAGTAGATTTCATTACTCATCATATAATACCATCTAAATGCACTTCATTACAGAGGGCATATTCTCTTATAGACAATATAGATTCCTATGATTTCATTGTGTATACTCGAAGCGATAATGTTATTATTCGAATGCCTGAACTTACTACTCTATATCGCAATTACATACATCTTTTTGCAACAGGGCATAATCAGTATCTATATAATGATGCCTTTTTTATTTGCCCTCCTAATTTATCCCATTATCTATTTAATGAAATTGATATATTAGATATTCTTGAAAATAAAGGAACTTTATTTAACAGTGAAGAATTATTTACCGCAATGATTCATTATTATAAGTTATCTAGTTTTATTAATGTAATGCCAATTGAAGTGTTTAACCTTGGACTACAGCGTGCAAATGGTGAAGTTTCCATATGTAAAGCAGAATAATAATAGTGTCATCTAGATGAGAATTGCACTTGCATTTCGTGGAATGAGCTATATCAAAGAGTATATTTATAATCTTGGAGATGGCAAATGTACTGATCCATATACAATAGACTTTTCCGACTGTCTACCTGCTTACTTCAAGAATATTATTAATCCACTCAAAGATAGTGGTCATCAAGTCGACGTCTTTTTTAGAACATATGATTCCGTAAAATTACAATCTTTTATAGATCAACTTACGCCTGTTAAAGTTGTAATAACTGAGTATGACCCGCTAGCTATGCCAAATTCTATGTTTGGATACAGAATTGATCGAGATAGCGCTAAAGATATTAAAGATTATCAAGATGAGCACGGGGTTGTCTATGATTATGTAATTGAAACACGATTTGATCTCTATATTTATGAAAATATTGCAAATGTATACTTACCTGAGACTGCAGTATGTGTTATTACACCAGGTCAAGATGCACTGATGTTTTATCCTGGAGCCTTTTTACCTAATATCATTAAAGTGTTTGATACTCTTGCTAATAATAATGTACTTGTTCTTAACTTCTGTAATTATTTAGATGTACCTTCTCATATGTGTTATAACAATAAAACTATGAATCATAACTACTATCCTTTTTATAATAATTCAAGGCAATTATTTACTCCAAATGGACACTATTTCAAAGTAGGAGGAACACTAGAAGAAATAAATGACCCATCTTCAAACTATTATACTGATGTAAATAAATGCAATAGAACGTTTACATCTGCGATTACTCGAACATCTTAGAGTACCGTTGCGTAAGGATAACAATACTATACTATTAGTATTATCTAGATGAGAATTGCACTTGCATTTCGTGGAATAAGCTATGTCAAAGATTATATTTATAATCTTGGAGATGGCCGATGTACTGATCCTTACACTATAGACTTTTCCGACTGTCTACCTAATTATTTTAAGAACATTATTAATCCACTTAAAGCACAAGGTCATCAAGTGGATGTTATTTTTAGAACGTATAACTCAATTAAATTAGAATCGTTTATCGATCAGCTTGATCCAGTTGAAATTATACTGCCTGAATACGAAGCTCTAATCGTACCAAATTCTATGTTTGCATATAAAATTGATCTTGAATGTGCTAAAGATGTTAAAGACTATCAAGATAAACATGGATTTGTCTATGATTTTGTTATTCAAACGCGATTTGATGCGTATATTTATGAAAGTATAACAAATCTATATTTGCCTGATAATGCAGTATCTGTCATCACTTCAGGTAATAATTCATTGATATTCTATCCTGGAGTCTTTTTACCAAATATCATTAAAGTCTTTGATAGTATTTCTTTTAACAACTTAGTTAATATTAACTTCTGTAATTATTTAGATGTACCTTCTCATACGTGTTATACTAATCAAATTCTAAATCATAGCTACTATCCTTTTTATAATAATTCAAGGCAATTATTTACTCCAAGTGGACATTATTTCAAAGTAGGAGGAACACTAGAAGAAATAAATGATCCATCTTCAAACTATTATAGTGATGTAAATAAATGCAATCGAACCTTTACATCTGCAACTACGTAAACTTCTTAAGCAAGAATCTAGAACCCTTCTTACAAAAAAGACAATCAACCTGTGCAAGAACATTATTAATATAATGAAGATCTATCATATCAAACAGTACAAACCCCTTTTTACTCATAAATTCAACGACTTCTGCTAACAAAGGAGAGCCTTCATTATATTGATGAAGACTCACTTCCAGAAGAATTATTTGAGCGCATGCTATCGATAGAGGTGCCCCTTCTAAGATCAAAAGTTCAGATCCCTGAGTATCAATCTTAATAAAATCAGGCAATGGAATCGAATTCTCTTCTACAACAGTATCTAGACGCTTCATTATTCTCTTTTCAACATAGTATGACTCAGGATTAGTATAATGATGAGAATTTTCTCTAAAGATAGAATTCCCTGTAGTATACTGTGTCTTAATCTTATAATAATCTACTTCTTTTCCATCTTCATTTCCAAACACTTCAAAATAACTAGGATTATCTAGTAAGAATCTCTCCTTATCCAAATCTGCTTCAAACTGAACATATACAGCATCAGGAAAAATAGGCTTGACTTCATCTGTCCATGTACCCTCGTGCGCACCAATATCATAGATCACTTTAGGATTAAACTCAAACCTATCACGGAGTGTAGTAAGACGCGTACTAAACATATAGAATAGGTAATCTATAACTATTTAGACCATATCTCCTTGAATCTCTGACTTTATAAGCTTTGCATTCGACCTTTGGTAAAAATAGGCTGGATCTGACCAATAGAATTTAAAATTCTTGTTCATAGTAAATAAATTCATAAAGTAATAGTCCATTGGTAAACAATAATCATTCATTCTAATAAACCATTGTAGAAGCTGCTGCACTCCTCGCATTGAGAGTATCAAAGAATCAGTTGAACGAGTATTCATTCGCTTTTCAAATCGAACACTATCAGTAGGATTTGTCATATCTTCGATAAAACCTGGATTCCATAATTGGTCAGCATCCTCACCCGTGCTTCCTATATGAACAAGATCCCAGTTAGATTTAGTTTTATCGAGGCTATCAAATAATTCATTCACCTTTGTTATAGTTGGTAATGTATCAATATCGCTTTCAAAGATACAAAACATTCCATCCATATAGTTCTTATCAATATCTTCAAGGTTTGCAAGGAAATTTAAAGTCAGAGATAACTCTGACTTTCTTAAATCTCTTTTTGCACCTAAAAAAACCTGTCTAAACGGTGTCCTAACGTGTTTAGAAAATAATTCTGCTGTTATTGTATGCTTATAGGTGGGACATACAAACTTAACTTTATCTTCATTCATTTGTGTAGTCTTTATAATATTCATAAGGAAGTTGTAGCGGTCAGGTTCAAACTCAGGGTTGCAAATAAAGTGAATCTGTTGCACCTTTGAAAATTTATTTGGTTTTTCTAAAAGAGCTCGGCAATCTCGTGCAATTGCATCAATTGTTCTCCAATGTTCGTTATTCGCATAAATAGAATTTGAACGCATACGATTGTATTCGTGTTCATTTGAAATACAATGAACCATTTTAGAAAGTACATAGATCATATGATGACTTGATCCAGCCTCTAGATGCAAAAATCTATTAGTATTAAAATAATCAGAAACTCGCGGGCTTCCCCAGTAAATCGGTACAGTATTCGCCAGAAATCCGTGGCAGATTTTTTCAGTTATGTAAGTATCTTCCTGTGAATTCTCCATTGATACAATAAACTTAAACTGAGATACATACTCAATAAATTCCTTTGATTTGTATTCAAGTTGTATATTTCCTCCAATATTATTCTTATAATGCCCTGCATATGTTATAGGAATACCGTGCGCCTCAATCATCTCTAAGAATTGATTTCGAACAGTTCCATTCGGATTTGAAATAATTGCTAGGACATCATTCTTTGGAATTGATAACGGTTCTGTAGGGGGCTTCATTAATGTATCAGTGTAGCCATTGCAATATAGATAAGGAACAAACAAAGGACAGTTAACAATATTCTTATGATTTCTCTGCCCATACAGAACTATCGTATACTCATCCGTATTTGAATGAATACGCGATTCACCAGAAAAGAGAATTGTATACTTCCAAGACTTTGCAGTTAACGCAGAGTCTCCAAATATAGTTTCTAAGAGAATATCGCTGTCATCAAGGCTGCCGATGCTACATTCCGTATTCCAGATTTTTGAACATAGATCTAGAAAAAATCCTACGTGAACTGCATTTGTCTTTTCAAAAAAACCTCCCCAGAATGCATTAAAAAATACCTTCATTCTGCTTAAAACATTGCCTGATAGTTTAAGTAGAATGAAGATAGCATTTATGTCTAATAAATTGACACTCCGTGGAACAGAGGTTGCCCTTTATAATTATGCAGACTACAATGAAAAGTACTTGGGAAACACATCGGTTATTATTACCCGTGATTACTATAAGCTAGGTGATGCGCGTGATATTCACATCGAAGCCTATAACAAATTTACGAATCGATTTCCTGTATTTTACTATACAGATATGAATGACGTAGAAGCTATCATTGCGCGTGAAGGAATTCAAGTTATTTTCATTGAAAAGGCGGGTAGCTGGGATGGATTATTAGCACGTAATTGTTTTAATATCATTCATTGCGTGTTTACTGCACGTCAACCGCACGGCCAAGTCTATTGCGCACTGCACGAATTTATTAATGAAGACAGCGAATCAAATGTTCCTATCATTCCGTATATGGCCATTGTTGAAGAAGCTGAGGGCGACTTGCGCGAAAGCCTTGGTATTCCGAAGGATGCAATCGTATTTGGAACCTATTCTGGAAAGGAGTGCTTTGATATTGATTATGTTCGAAAGGTTGTTGAGACAGTTGGTTCAGACTCTTCCTTTCCAAATATCTATTTTATCTTCCTATACATTGATCCTTTTGGACCCCCGTCTGATCGCATCAAGTTTCTTCCTGGAACAAGCAATTTGATCTACAAGAGAAAGTTTATTAATACCTGTAATGCTATGCTTTATGGGCGCGATGGAGGCGAAACCTTCGGCTTATCCGTTGCTGAATTCTCGTTATGCGATAAACCTGTTATTGGACGCGCTGAAGAACATAGTAGAGCTCATTTGATTATTCTTGGTGATGATATGATTAAGCATACGAACTATGATGAGCTCTATGAAATAGTTACTCAGTGGCCGAAGCACAATAAGGATGTCAGCAAGAATGGTTATAAGAAGTATACGCCAGCCTATGTTATGAACATTTTTAGTCAATATCTACCTAAGTAGAACAGCGTAGACTATGGTAGAATGAGGATTCTACAAATTGGAAACTCTCATCCAAGAAATGAAGAGTTTTTTCAGAGACTCTGTGCTAAACGAGGATATGAGTTTCATCGTTCAGGAGATCCTAGCTGTCCCGATAAAGGATACGATCTCGTTTGGTCGCCTGGTCAGTGGTTCAATCCTGATCGATTTCCCAACTCTAAGATTTTATATGGACCTCAATTCTGGGTGTTTCCAACTCCTAGCCATCCTATGTTTTCTGAAGCTCGGAAAGAACACGGATCACGCTGTATCTTTACTTGTTTATCTCCTTGGGTTCAGACATTATACCACGAGTTTATGGATATTTCTGCATCGACAATACCCTTCGTACCTTTACCCTTTGGTGTCAATATACCGCCTCGTGTAGAAAAAGGAGAGTGTGAACTTGACTGCATTGTATATTTTAAGAATCGCGACCCTGCACTCCTGCAATTTGCAACTGAATTCCTGCAGATGAAAGGGCTTCGGTTTCGTGTCTTTTCCTACGGATCCTACCGATTAGATGACTATTGCAGAGCCCTTACTACCTGCCGATTTGTTGTTTGGATTGGCACTCACGAATCACAAGGGTTTGCTCTTCAAGAATGTATGGCGTCCAACACGCCTGTCTATATCTATTCTGTAAAGTCAATGAAGGAAGAATTTGCTAAGGGTCAGTGGTGTTATGAAGGATATTCACAGCCACTCAATGCGATAACGGCATCGTATTGGGATTCACGATGTGGGCATATCGTTTCATCTCAAGATGAATTCTGTGGTCAGTTTGATACATTTGTTGCAAACTTGACTCAGTATAAGCCCTGGGAGTTTGTTTCTGAAACACTTTCCGATGAGGTGTGCTTTAAGAGAATTTGTAAGGCCCTTACTATAGATGTCTGAGTACCCGCTCCCTTCTACTACTGGATTCACTGTCTATACCAAGACTGGCTATAGGTACTGTGATATGGTAAATAGACTTCTTGCGAGTGAGCCAGGAGTAGTGTATATTGATTGCGACCAATATTCAGATACTCTTCAGAACTTTTGGGTATTCATAGAGTCTGTTGGATGCAAGGATCAGACGACATTTCCTATTGTCTTCTATGATGGGACATTTGAAGGAGGGTTTACAGAAGCCTTGAAATGTATACAAAGAAGAGAACGTAATAAAAAGAAGTAATAACCGTTGGTTTAAACAACTTTTTATTTTTTTTTATTCATTATAAAGATGGCTACACTAGTTTCAAGAGGTGAAGATCTTAATGACACTTGCCCTTGTAGTTAAACTGCACGAAAAGATTGATTCTCTTAATTCTAAATTTCTGTAGACACTTAGAACGCCTCCAGCCAAGGTGCCCTCTCATCCTGCGGCATTCCAATCTCATCCATCAACTCCGTTGCAATCTTAATCTTTTCGTCAGTCGGTAGATCCTTTCGCGACAGATCGGCAATGCTCTCCTGAAAGTACTGCTTGCTCGATGATGGCGGCTTGATCGTCTCATCAAAGCCCACAAGCACATTCGCCAGACGACTCAGATGACCCTGCGCGCACATTCCAACCGACTCATAACACTCCTCCCAAAGCCGCTTTGTAAGCTCAACACGAATGTCTCCCTCATACGTCTTGATCTTGGCCCAGATTCCCCGCAACGCCTTGCGATACTCCCAATCGTTTGTCTTGATGATCGTGCGGCAATTTCCCCACTTTCGCATATCCTCATAGACCGGCGACAGAAGTTCAATGCAATGAGGAACTACAGTGATCCAAGCATTGAAGATCTCATCGACAGTCTTCTGACCTTGCGGTACTGCTGTACTACGAATGATCGTAATGCCATCATTTGTCTGATTGACAACCGCCTGGGTGTGAACATTCTGACCATCCTCAGCAAGTCCAGCAAGCCCGTCATTCTTGAGCACCTTCTTGTTCTCAAACTCCTCCACAATCCACAGATCAAGGAGACCATAGAGCCTAGTACGAACATCACGGAACGCTAAGAACTGCACCTCATACTCGAGCAAATAGAGCGGGCCATTCCATGCAGCACGCCACTCAGTCCAGTAATTCTTCTTATTAGTATAAAGATAATCATAGACCTCCTTCTCAAACTCCTTCGCAACCTTCAAACTGAAGTGGGGATTCTTTCCTGGATGCATACCCTTACTTACAAGAACCTCATCCACATACTGCCACATTGTTGTATTGATTGAACTGAAGCTTTCATTATGGACCCACTTCGTATAAATTACAGGTAAGTACTTATCCTTGAGGTTCTTAGAAGGCATCTCACCTTTGCATACTTTTTGCAAAGGGTGTGGACGTGATCAATTTTTTACGGTACTAGTAGATATCTGTAAGAAATGAATTCAATACTCCCGCTTGGAGCACACTGTAATATAACGTTTGCATTGCAGAATCTGAAGCTAAAAAAAGAGACCTCTCTCTTTGAATGGTTTCAATCAGATTCTCTTGCAACGATAACAAAAGTAGTCAAAGCAATCCATCAAAGAATTGATCCAGGACTTGTCAAGGGTATCAATAAGAATATTCATTTACTAACCCCCGATTCAGATCTTTTCTCTCACCACTATTCCGTACTCGAGTATAGACCCATTTTTCAAAGACGAGCCAAGAGATTCTTGGATACAGTAAAACAATCTAAACGCCTGCTCTGCATTCGACTCAATCCTGATGATCGAACTACATCACTCAAAGAAATCCGAGACTTTCTTTCAATTATCAAAGAAATCAATCCAACTGTATCCTGCACGTTTCTTTTGATCAGTATAGTTCCTATTGCAGAAACATTTATTCCAATGGAACTCGATGGACTTGTTCACAAGTACTTTCTAGAAAGAGACCATAATGATAAATATATGCAGAATGAACCAGTGTTTAATGCCGCCTTACTCTCGTATCTTGTAGAACTAGACTGGCCTTTAGAAACTGTAGAGAGGGAATTTACAGATAAGTCGTAAAAATGCGTTATACTATACCTAGATAACTAGTAGAATGTCGTATAAAATGAAATATAGAGTTTATGTTCTATGTCCCATTTTGAATGTACTCAAAGCTAAAATGAACTATGCTCGTCTTGATACCCTCAGTCGTGAGAAGCAAGCAAAATGCGTGTATGAAGGTGAACTGTCTCACAGCTTCATTTATGTTGTTGAAATCGGTAAGAATACTGTTCTTGATTTTGTAAATTCACTTCCCGCGCCACTTTCAGTTCTGTATATTCATTACGGCCCCAATTTCATTTATGTTAATTGTCCTATTTACAAATGTAAATACCCTTGCTACTCAAAGAACCCCCTAGACATTGACCTCTATTGGGCTGCAACCAAGATTGAATGGGCTTCTCTCAGAACTAATGCTCGCGAATATAAAGTGCATCACCCCAATTTGCACCGGTCAAACTTATCTGAACACGAGTTAGCCCATGCTCTTGTAAAAACATATCAACCTCCGTTAATTCACTGCAGCCCTCATACACCTGAGCCGTGTTAACTTCCGTATAGATCGCATCTGCATAATTAATGTATTCACCCATACTCTTCAGAACATCTAATTCCTTACCCTGAATATCAAGGTTCCAAAAATTACACTCCTGAATTGGAACTTGATTCTTCTCTACATACCTTCTACCCGTCTGCGTCATCACCTTCCTGTTTTCAGTTATGTAAATATGAGGATAATGCGACTTGTGAGTGCCAAGAGGCAGAAGGCTCGATGACTGCCCGTTATTTGTTATGTGAAACTCTACTTCCTTCTCCTCCTTATCAAGAGCAGAACACACTACATTTGGAATCCCCTTGGCATTCATCTGATCAACCTTCTCCTGAATTGCATCCACCCAGTAGACCTTTGATCTCTCAATGCCCTCATTTTCGTACGCCTCTAACTCCTCACATTCGTGAGCTCCAATATGAAGAATACCTCTAGGAATCTTTCCATAATGTAACATTGCAACGCAACAATTTGAAAAGGGAATTAACATACCGGTTTTCTACTCCTTTTTTATCTTGTTAGTCTTTAGACAGAAAAATGAGTATAGCTAAATACATGTTTGCTCTCTATATGTCAGTTGTTGATGCAATTATCTTAACACTACTCAAATCACATAAAATTGGAATGGTACAAGGATTTTGGGTCTTTCCTCTTGCCTTTATTGTCTATGGATTTCAATCCATAATGTTCTATATTGGATTAAGCTTCGGTTCAATGACTGTTCTAAATGTTCTTTGGGATGTTACCAGCGATGTTATTGTTTCGCTCATTGGTGTCTATTTCTTTGGTGAATCTCTGAATACAATCCAGTGTATTGGACTTGTTCTTTCACTTGTAGGAATAACGCTATTAGGAGCGCACGATGCAGACGGTGAGGACAGTAAAAAAGATGAATAATTTTTTATTTTATAATGGAAAGCACTCCTATTTACGCATCGTGATCAAAGAAGTTGTGGCGCTGGTTGTTGATCAGGTGATTGTAGTACCGAGTATTCTGAATGTTAGTATCGGTGTTCTCCTGATCAGTACGCGACAGCCGCGACGAGCGACGCGGGGCCGGCGGCAGCACGGCGGCACTGTTGCTACGCGTCGGAGTCGCATAGAACTCATTGATACTCTGCGGGTTGTCAGAGATGCGCTCAACAGGCACCGACGGAAGGCGATTTACATCCTCAAGGATATCAAGGCCAAGGCTCAGCAGATCATGGACATGCTCGCGGCAGTACAGATCCTTGAGAGACTTAACCGAGAAGAGAACACGCGGCATCAGCGGGGTATTGACCTGGATATTCTCGTAGCCATCCTCATCCAGGCTGATACTCTTCAGGAGAAGATAGAGGTAGTTGAGAACCTTCTCCTTTGTAGGAGTCTCGAGGCGATGAGAAATCTTCACACCAGAATTCTGATCGCGCAGCAGGATCTCAAACTCGTTCAGATCCAAGTTCTTGCGGACCGTGATCGTATCATCCTCCTTCTGATTCTTCGCGTTCTTGATCATAACAACCTCAACACGGCAAGGGCTGTAAGTGGTGGACGTCATTCTGGCTATACTGAAAAACTAGGGGGCGCACCCGTTCAATTTTTGTTCGCGTTTTTTTGGTGGGCTTACCAGTCCTGGTAGAAGCATCCGTTGTCATATGTGAAGAACTCCTGTAGGTTATCCTTGTTATTAACTGAGACCGCATATGTCTTACCCTGAATCTCAATCGTGCACTTCCACTCCTTGGTCTTTTTTACCTCCTTCAGATTCTCCTTAATCTCCTGAATAAGAGACTCCTCCAGAAAGACAATTGAATTGTGGTCTACCTTATTACGGTAGTCTCCAGGAAACCAGAACTCAGGAAGAAACTCTGAGCCCACTCGAAAGCAAGGCGGAACCGATCCATAATCATCAATCTCCGCATAAGGAAACACTACACCCTGATCCTCGTGCCAGAACAGAAGGCCTTGATTCCTATAGCTGCGCTCCTCGAGCCACCAGAGAATATCACCGTGTTGCACCTTGAGATTGTATGTCTTGATCGCAAGATTAGCCCAGTACTTGAGATCATTGCTAGATAGATCTTCCCAGTCTGGCTTCAGTGTCTTGTAAATCGCCAGATCCTTCTGGTTGTAGCCAGGGCGCGACTTGATCTCTCGCAGAAAGAGGCGCTCCAAAGTCTCTGCACGAATAATCGTCTCAGACATTTTGGATTAAGTATGATGTACTGATAGTATGTCAATAGTTCAATTTTATTTGGTCTAATATGCAAATAATGTAGTCGCACGACCTCCGTAAATACGCAATATATTGTACGTCTGGGCAAAGATATACGTTATATAGCGATTTGTAAAGTCGTCATTGATATTCTGTGTTTTACCGTGAAAACCTAGACTGAGCTGAGCGTGCTGAATCTTATCCAGGTTAGCCTCACCCACAGGTAGTGAAATAGGCTGCATTCCACTCTGCAGACTAAATGGCAAATTATAATAATAGCGATTGACCCAAGGCGCCTTTCGCTGCTCAATCGCTGGTATCATAGATCGAAACAAAGCAACATTTTCAGTACTATACCTTGTAAGAGTTTCCTCGTAGGTCAACGAAAGCCAACGAATCGGCTCTGAATCCCTCGTTACAAACCCAGGTCTCACCGAAGATCCGTAGATTCGCTCACTCATACCACTTGCGTCAGGCCACCACGGGCCATTCGGAAACAATGTATTGCTCAGATCACGTGTCGCCAGAAAGGGTGCATTGTAAGATGCTGCCTCATAGCGATTGCAGTAAAAAAAGAGATCTCGTGTTGGATTCGGAACAAATAAATAGGTCCTCAAGAAGGTATTTGATTGATTGTCAGCAGGATCAAATGCATAATGCTGCACAATCGGAGTCTGAATATCAGCAATGCGAAATCGATTTGCCTCAGGCTTGTCCAAGTAGATATATTCGACGAGTAGATATGCTCCTGTTATGTTCAACGGAGACGGCACCGAGATGCCTGGAATTTCTGAAACCAGAGGCGGATTGTAGCTTAGCGGATCAAGTCCATTGAGTAAGTAGCCACTCGGATTTGTCTGATAAAATTTAGCAGCTTCAAGAGGCCACAGATTGCCTCCTGCAACTGTTGTAGTTGCCTGCGGATTAACGCCCGTCGTCACGATAGAAGGAATACTAGTATTATTATAGGTCCCATTCAAATTCTGAATACGTGAATCCGTATAGTATAATGCTGAGACCGGGTTATACGAGATGTTAATACGAACTTCGTCTACGTTCAGCGCATCAATCGGTAATGCTGATGCAGGATCATCCTTCGTAAACCAAAATGGCAATGGCGTCACTACCTTCTGAGATGTTGTATTAACACCGAAACTCTGCTGGTTAAATCCATTATCCGCTCGGCAAAGCTGCCTGTTTGCCTCCACTACCTTTTCGAGTGGCGTCTGAAACTCATCTAAGACTTCCATCAGATTCCCTGGAATTGAATCAATCAATGAGCCACCAATAAAAAGACTTGCTTCATTGATAAGTGCGTGCCCCAGACTATTCGTCCAGCTAAAATAGGGTCCTGCAAACGTATTACCTGCTTTGACTGCTGCAGCCTTTGCCGTCAACTGCGGTGTTGAGATATCTGGCATCTGAGTCACCAAATAGACTCTACCGATCAGTTCACCGTGCACTGGAAGACGCGCAACTGCAGTGGTTCCAAAGTTTGGCAATGTATCAAAGTCAATCTTAACCCACTGCGTTCCATAACGCCCTGCCTTGACAAATACACTCTGAAACGAATCTAAATTCGGCTGATCCTTTGGCGGTTGAAGCCTCTCATCCTGAATTCCTGTAGAGATGACTTTCAGCAGACTTGCGACCATTTCTCCTTACTTGCCGCACAGGATTTAGACGGCCGGGCTAACCGCTCTAGATCGAGTTATGATCTGATAGGGTTTATAATATGTTGCCTGACTGAAGTGCTGCTTGCACGTATGGATAGACGGTAGAGGCCTAGAACCGTTCTGTGCAGCATTGTGTCTACATTTCTTGCCTGACAAGCAAGTCCCCTCACACTTGTACCGGTACTGCTCTCCCACCTTAACCTTATTGGAGAGCCACGCCTTGGATGAATCATTGAAGAAATCAGCAGTAAACTCAGAGTTGCCTGCTGCCATCTTTAGTTTGTAAAGTATACTTGATCGAAATAGCTTACGTTATTCAATTTTTTAGTCAATAAATACCTTATTACAGATTCCGTTTTCAAAGCGAAGCCACTGGAGTCCAAAGACAAACACGTGGACCTCCCACTCCGTATCATCTACCCCTCCAGGCGGCTTGACATCCAGTGTTAACCGTAGAGAACTTAGACGACTCGCATTCATCGTGCCACTCGGATTATGTTCTCCTGGATGAGCAGCAAAGGAATAGCCATAAATAAATGCATCATACGACACCTTACCTCCTTTGTGTGCACGGCCAATATGAGAGCGAAACCATTCTTCATCTTTACTGATGATGTCTATTCCATTCGCCTGTATCTTTGCTTTCGACAGTAAAGGAACAAGTGGAGCAAAGGTCGGATTGTAGTCCTTCTCTAGAGTCGCACTAAAGTTCGTCCAGTCATTGTTCAGTGTTATGGCCGCCTTTCGTCTCAAGACCCAGAGAATCTCTTCAACGGGTGAATTCGCTTCAAGTGGAAGTTGAATTGTAATTATATCATTACCCGTCTTATTCACAACATACTTCATTGGCTCAGTAAAGTCAAATTGCTGAATTTCTCTGTATCCACGCTCAAATGGCTTATGAAACAAGGCATCGCGATACGGCCCGTCCACCAGCACACCATACGATAGAAGTTGAATATTCCGTAAATCTGGAGGATACTGAGCCGTCGTTATCGTCTTTATCGGATAGCCAATAATTCCTGTATCAGTAAAACTAAATGTCTTGTTCATCGGTGTATCTGTACACGAGGCTCTAGCACCTGATGCAATTCGTACAATCTGATCAAATCTCTTAAGAGTAACCCTTACTCGAATGGTTCCATCACGACACGCAAGAATCGGAAAGGTCTCCTGAATGCGCTCTCGTAGAAGCGAAAAGGCAAGAGGAATTGTAATCCATCCATCTTCCGTAGGGAAAATCCGTGTCGGCGGCCAGGCTTTGATATCTGCAATCGAATAGCGACCTTCTGCAGATGCACCTCCAAGCTGCGTATTTAGTTCTGGGAATAAGACTGATACAACTGCACACGCATCACCTGTTATGCGCTCAAGAACCTGATCATCCATCTCAAGAGTTGCTTCTTCTAACAATGATGTTCCCAGTGAATTACAGTACGTCCACACATCTGAAGGTGTTTGGTAGCGGTACCGATTGCTTGATATTGACAACTGCTGAAGAGCTGTAAACCACGATGGCAACTGCACCTGAATAAAAAGACCCTGCAGTAAATCACCACAATCCAAGCTATCGATTTCAAACGTAAATCTCTGACCGAGCTCAGCAGGTCCAAGAAATGTAAATTCACGAAAAACGGATGAAAACGGAATGGTTGGCTTCAGATCTCCACGATAAAACCGAGTTACATTCGTCATCAATGGAAAAAAGAATCCATCTTGATCATCACGACTTACTAGATCCAGTAGTGTTGTTGCTTGTCCTCTTGGTGTTTTTGTTCCATAACTATCTTTGGAACTGATGTCCATCTACTTGGTGCCCGTGCTTCCAAATCCGCCAGATCCGCGCTCTGTCTCATCCAAGCTATCTACATAGACCACCTGCCGAATCCAACCCAGATCAGGTGCAAGAATCTGAAAGAGTCGAGTTCCAGCATCAACACTCGTTAGATTCGACCCTACTGATACAACCGGTGCCTTCAACTCACCACGATAACTCTTGTCAATGATTCCACGACTATTTGCCATCATAAATCCAGTCTTGAAGATGGATGACCGGGGCTCCAGAGTATAGTGAGATCCCTGCTCAAAGGTATCACCATTAGGAAGAGTTGTGCACTTGATCATTCGAGCCTTGATACCGAGAGGCGCAAGTAGGGCTACAGGGGTTGGGGACTGCTTAGATACAAGCCGGACATCATAGCCTGCATTGTCAGCGAGCAGATTCTCAACCGTTCCAACTGCAGGATAAAACGCTGCACCCTCAGGAAGTACGACGATCTCCAAACGGTACGTCGGATCAGAAGCCATACTATTTATTATTGCAAGGCAAACGGTCAATTTTTTGAGTGGGGCTAAATTTGAATGCCAGTATGCACTATTTTTCAGGCATTCAGGACAAGATGAGTTCAATGGAGTATCTGATTCCTACTGATGATCAGCCCCCTAAGAACATTGAGGAGGCTCATCATATGATTAAGTTTCACGTTAAGATCTTTGTACTTCTAACGAGTTTCCAGCTTGTTGCCATTCTCGCTAACCAGCCATTTCTAGCCCTCAATCTCGTATTCTGCCTGTATATGGTATCCTACCAGATCTGGCGTTGCATTGTACTTATCAATGATCACTTTGCCCTCCGTGCCCTCGTAGATGTCGATGAGGATGAGGATGATGAGGACGAGGTTGACGAGGGTGAGGAGGGTGAGCAGGATGAGGGTGAGGAGGGTGAGGAGGGTGAGGGTGAGGAGGGTGAATGTGATGAAGAGAAGCCGGTAGAGGTTGAGGATGAGGATGTAGATATGAATGGAAATGCTGCAGATGACGAGGGTACCGTCCCTATGGAAGTCGTAGATGAGGTAGCTGATACGGGTGCAGATGGTGTTGGTACTCAGGAGGCAACTCAGGAGGCAACTCAGGAAGTAGTTGCAGCTGCATCAGTTCCTATTCCCCAAAGTGAAGATGAAGAAGTCAAGCCTAGGCCTCGTCGTCGCCGCCGCCAGGATTAATTAGCAAACCGTAAAGATCCACGCCCATTTGAAACAATATAAAGACCCCAACCAATCGTAATCGCACGAACATATGTCCTTTTTTGACCTGATACTGAAGAAGGCAGCGTATCAATGATATCCATATACAGAGTCGGTCGATCAGCCTTCGTAAAGTTAATTGTTCCAGAAGGTTCCCTTTTTTCAGGTGCTCGATAGCCATAGCAAGGACCATAAGAGGCTGATAACCAAGAAAGATGTAGACCCGACGTCTTTTCAGATTTTGTTCCAGGCGAAAGATTCTCCCAAATATCCGCCGGCCATTCTGTCTCGCGATCCTTACCTGCAATAATAAGCTTCATCGCATTGTAAAAAGCTCCCTGATTATAAGGATTCTGTAGAGACCACAGGCGATTTCGATCAACGTCATATTGCGACTGAAAAAAGACCAGTAGACCTTCTGAAGGATGGCGCCCATCGATACGTTTAGTAACGTATGATGTTCCTCCATTTCCAACAGATACATAGTCATTCGGATCCAGTGTTAGCACATTTTCAAACGGTCTCATAAAAGGAATTTGAATCTCCGTCTTTTTCAATTCATTTTGCAAATCTTGACGTACATACTGCTGTGTTGTCTCGAGTGTTATAACAGGCTTACCAATTGTCTGACGATTTAAGGGTACTACAGGAAACGAATTATTATTAACATCCCTACACACCAAGTCAGTTCGCGTCCAAGGAGTCGGCTTAACCTGAGAATCTGAACTCTCAACCAGATCTTCGAGCTTGCGGAGCTTGCAACGAAGTCTATATTTTTGACCCGGAAGTGCAACGAACGGAAAGCCACCATCATCAGGATGCGCAGCACCGATCAAAGGAAGTCTCAAATACAGTGTTTTTGGAGTTGCATTATGCTGTATATCTAAAACACTTCCATAGTGAGCACCGAACTCTCTTAGAGCAAGAGCCTCTTGATTTAATGTTCCCTGTAAATGTGTCCACGCATACAAGAAATCTCCAGAGAACTCCTGAAGAAGTAGCTGATCTTGATAGAACTGTATCGATTCAAACAGAAATGCACCGACACCTTGGCAATATCCATACGAAGCACCGTTTGCATCCCGAATCGTCGTAGTGTTATTCAGATTCGCATAATAGATCGGCAACCACGTAGGCAGTTCGATCGTTAAGGCAACTGACCTCAGAACATCACCGAAGACTTCAAATTCCCACTCAACTGATCGGCCAAAGTCCACTGCATTCAGAGCCTGCGTCTGACGAGTCTCATTAATCGTTGCCGGCCACGTACCCATTGTATAAGAAAACGGCACTAACGCATCCTCCTTTTGACTTAAAAAAAAGACATCTTTCTGACCTCTAGCAACAAGTTCATAAAGAGATCCTTCAGACGACGTATTCGGTCGCTCCATCTAGTCTAGTCTAGGGTAAATCTGATTAAGCAGTTTAAGGCACCATTCGAGTTTCTTTCGTAATTTCTAGGACTCCTTTATCTGCATACTTCTTTTTCCATTCTTCCTCATTCTTGTAGGAGTCGCCGAGCGGAGAGATTTCCCGAAGACTATTATCTGACTCCACACGAACTGTAGAGATTCGGGTTGACCCTACGAACATTCTCAAGTATGTCTTTTGCTGCGAAGGCCTATGGATTGCACGGCAGTCTTTGTGATCTGTATAGTTCCACCGCTCATTACAATACTCACAATATTGTTTACTATTTGTCATTCTAATGACCAACAGTAAATAATCTAGGTCAATTTTAGATGAGTGCGCCTATAGGTATATTGCTTGAAAAACATAATAGCCCTGTAAAAAACACTAAAAACACTCCAGGTGTATCTAACGCTGTTAGAAGGGCATTGGCTCAAGCTGAACAAAACGCAAAAAATGCTGCGGCAAATGCTGCTGAATTTGAAAGACAGCAAGAATTTGAAAGACAGCAAGAACTTGAAAGGCAGCGAGAACTTGAAAGACAGCGAGAACTTGAAAGACAGCGAGAACTTGAAAGACAGCAAACCCTTAAAAGACAGCAAAATGCTCTTCAAGCAGAGCTGGCTAGAGGGGCTGTGGCAGGTTCTAACGCAGGGTTTGGTTCACAGACTTCAGATGTACCCTATTCACCCTTTCCAGGTGCAGGAGCAGGCGCAGGAGCTGGTGCGGGAGCATTTGGAGATGCTGGCTTTGGTTCACAGGGTTCAGTAGGCCATACACCAATGGCAGATGAAGGCGGTAGTCGCAGAACTCGTAAATATCGTAAACATCGTAAAGCCAGTAAGAAAAACCGTAAGCACCGTAAATCAAATAAGACAAGTCGCAGACGCCATATGTAAATTTGAATGCTTTTTTGTGTAGTTATCCGTACACTAATGCGTCTTATTATAGTTGAATCTCCTGCCAAATGCCAGAAGATTCAAGGGTTCTTAGGACCCGGTCATACCGTAATCGCCTCAATGGGACACATCCGAGCACTCGCTCACGATCTTGATGCAGTAGGAATTAATAACAACTTTGAGCCGACCTACGAGTTTATCAAGGAGAAGGCCAAGGCCATCAAACAGCTCACTGACGCTGCCAAGGGTGCGACTTCAGTTGTTCTGTGTGCAGATGATGACCGTGAAGGCGAGGCAATCGCCTACTCGGTAGCAGTCCTCCTCAAACTGAATATCGCAACCAATCCTCGCGCAGCTTTTCGCGAGATCACACGCAATGCTGTGCTAGATGCTGTAAACAATCCCAGGACAATCGATATGAATCGCGTGAATTCGCAGCAAGCTCGGGCAATGCTGGATATGATGGTAGGCTTTACAATTTCACCCCTCCTCTGGTCCTACGTCGGACCTGCACTATCTGCCGGTCGGTGTCAAACACCTGCATTGCGACTCGTTGTTGAGCGAGAACGTGTCATTGAGACCTTCAAGAGTGAAGGATCTTGGTCTATAACGGGCGAGTGGTCCACAAACGAAAAGGCGACTGCCGGCCAAAAATGGCCAGCTGCAATGACTGTGTCGCTTAGCGACGAGGAATCTGCACAAAACTATCTGGAAAACCACAAGGACAGCAAGGTCGGAATCGTTAAGAAGGCCGAAACAAAGCCCTGGACTGAATCTGCACCTCTTGCTCTAATGACGAGCACACTTCAGCAGCAAGCAAGCAATCTGTATCACTGCAATCCGAAGAAGACAATGCAGATTGCTCAGAAGCTGTATGAAGCAGGACATATTACGTATATGCGAACTGACCAAGAGACAATGAGCGAAGAAGCAGTTGAGAATGCCAAGAAGGTGATTCTTGCCAAATGGGGGCCGACCTATATCAAGACTTCTCCGGCAACAGCTGCTGGACAAGCAAAGACCAAGAAGGCTGCGACTGCAGCTACAGCTGCAGAGCTGCCCAAGGCCCAGGAAGCCCACGAAGCCATTCGACCAACTCACTTTGAGAATTCCCAACTCCCGGAAGGCGAGGACTGGGGTCTTTATGACAAGAAGATCTATCACCTCATCTGGCTCAGAGCCATTCAGTCTGTTATGGCTGCTGCCAAGGGAGAGAATCGTCTGGTAACCTTTGAGGCAGACGGAGACGATGGAGACTTTGAATGGCTGGCCAAGTGGAGACGGACTCTCTTCCCCGGCTGGAAGGCCGCCGATGAAAAAGAAGCCAAGATTTCTGAAGCGCAGGATAGCGAAGTAAATGAGGCAGATGCTAGTGAATTGGCTTGGAGAGTTGGAGGAGCGTTGGCTCCAACTCAAAGAGTCTATTGGCAATTACTTCTGGCCAGACCCGAAGAATCAAAGCCCCCCGGACGATACACCGAAGCCAGCCTGGTTCGCGAGTTGGAAAAGAAAGGGATCGGACGACCGTCTACCTTTGCATCTCTGATTGCCACTCTCCTCGAGAAGGCGTATGTTGAAACGAAGGATATCGTACAAGAAATCAAGGAATCCAAAACCTACAGTCTGACAACTCTAGGTCAATGGCCTCCGACACTCTCGCCTTTCCAACTGAAGAAGGGAGGCGAGAAACTCCGAATGGTCCCGACCGCCCTCGGCCGTTCCCTTCTCGACTTTGCAACCCAGAACTTTCCAGATCTCTTTGCCTACGAGTTTACCGCAACAATGGAAAAGCGACTCGATCAAATTGCCGAAGGCAAGGAACCTTGGAAACAAGTTTTGGGAGATACCTGGAATTCCTACAAGGACCGGCTTGCCACCTTGAAGAAGGCTCCTTCGGCGGCTGGGTCTGCCGGATCAGGAAAGGCAAATCCAAAAGTTCGGGAATTTGGAAATGGCCTCAAGGCGGTTCTCTCCGCCAAAGGCCCTCTCCTTCTTCGGGAAGGTGAAACCAAAGAAAAAACTGTCTTCTACGGCTGGCCTGGCTCAAAGTCCTTTCAGGATCTTTCAGAAAAGGAGGCTCTGGCTTTTATTGAAAACGCTGGCCGCCAAAAAGTTGGAGAGGCGTTCGGAGAATTGGAAGGGGAACCGATTCTCCAAAAGTCTGGAAAGTTTGGAAGTTACTTTGAATGGAAAGGAATTCGGGCATCCGCCGCGCCGGGGGATTCTCTGGAAACTGCAATTAAGAAACTCCAGGAAAAGGCTGCAGCTCCTCCTGTTCGAGTGCTCGGTCCCTTTCAGATTAGAGTAGGTCAGTACGGGCCTTACTTGATGAAGGCGGATGGAGGGAAAGCCAAGCCCCAGTTCGTAAATATCCCTGCTGGAACTGATCTGGATTCTCTAACAGCTCAGCAAGCTGGAGAGATGTTCGAGGCTGGACTCAAGGCCAAGGCGGCCGGAGGAGGTGGAGGTGGAAAAGGAGGAAAGGGCGGATTTAAGAAGTTTAAGAAGAAGGAATAAGTATGGATAACGGGTTCCACGACATTATGATGGCCTGGTCTGAAGATACAATTTCAAGAGATATCTATGTAATGATTTATGACTGGATAACTTTTTACAGGTCCGAGATTAAAGAAAAGGAGGAGGTAGACGATATCCTTTGGAGAATGGAAAAGGGCGATGATGTCAAGCTCATTGTAGAGGATTTTGTTACGGGTGAACGATACGCCAAATTGAGAAAACAGTTTTCCAAGTAGATGGCTGCACTTACTATACCAGAATTTCTTGCTAGATCTGCAGCACTTGATGCTAGACTAAGAGAAGTATTACCTGAATACACATTACTTCACGATTCATACGAAGATGTAAGAAATGCTGCACTTCCTGAACTCAACGGTGCTCCTGGAGGTAATATGGGAGTCAATATGAATGCTGCAGGTGATCTTAAGGAACAGGTTGATACAGCGTTTGCAAGAATAATAGATGTTGTTGAACAGATTTGCGCAGTCAATAATATGGAAGGTGGAAGACAAAAAAGAAAAAGACGGGCTCGCAAAACCAGACGCAGTCGCAAGTAAACCAGGTCAAAATATTGAATGATTCTTTTTTATAGAAAGAATCATAGAATGTCCGATCGTAATCCCCTCTTACCCGATGTAGGATACTTGATGTGCCTGTCGAATCCAATTATGCCCGGATTGCTCCTTGTCAGCCACTCCCTAAATGCTCCGAATGAGAAGGCCGCTGAGCTCTTCTCAGCAGGTGTACCGATGCCGTTTCAGATTGAGATTGCCAAGAAGGTCAAACAGCCCCAGGAGAAGGAGAAGGCTATTCACAAGCTGCTGGACAAGTACAGTGAGAGGCTGCACACGAGCCGCCACTTCTTTCGGGCAGAGAAGGACCGAGTCTCTGACTTCTTCGAACTCCTGGATGGCGACTACTGGCTGGGTGAGGCGCCTGGAGCCAGTGTGATCCTCGATACAGTAGATGTTGCAGATGCCTGGC